TATTTACAAGATTACGACCACTATCAATAACGGCTGTGCCACCTACATTGTAACTACCGCCTGTAATTAACGCTGTAGTTGTTACACCCGCATTAAACGTAGCCGCACCTGCCGCTGACATATCAAGTGCAAGGGCTGTGATGGTTGAACCACCATCGTTGCCTACAAACTGAATATCGCTGTTTGAAACAGGTGAGTATATTTGAACAACAGCAGATTCGTTAGAAAGTACAAGCCATTCAGTTCCACCATCTTTTAGACGAGTTTGCCCACCGTCAGCATCAAGGATAATATCTCCACCAGAGTCAATAGTTATGTCTGAAGGAACTGTTATAAGTAGCGTCTGATTACTACCTGCTTCGATATATGACTGAGCTTGAGAACTACCAAATTCTAGTCCAAAACCTGCGCTTTGATGAAACTCTGCAATTTTTCCAGAGGCATCTGGTCTTCTTACATCTAAAGTTGCTGATGGTGCGGTAGCGCCGTTGCCAATACCAACAGAGTTTGCACTAACATCTACAAATAAAGTACCACTATCAAAGTTTGCATCACCTGCAACAGCAAGCGTTGAAGCCATATCGACAGCGCCATCAATGTCCACAACGTCAAGATTAGTTGTGCCATCTACGTCTAGGTCGCCATTAAAATCTACATTACCTGCGACAGCTAAAGTTGTAGCCATGTCCACAGCACCATCAATGTCTACTACATCGAGGTTGGTTGTACCGTCTACGTCTATGTTGCCGCTAATATCTAAACTAGCCGCAATAATCTCACCGCTTGCGTTAATAGCTCCGTTGATATCAATTGTAGTCGCAGCTATTTGAATCTCTGTGTCTGCAACAATATCTAGCTGACCATCAGCACTAGAGTTTATATAGATTGCAGCATCACGGAACTGGACTTTATCTGTAGTAGTAAGCTCTACGTTTGTACCACTAGTAGTATTACCCAGTGCTAGTACTTCACCAAAGGTATCTACAGTATCTTGCTGTGCATCTACATAGGCTTTAATAGACTGTTGAGTTGCTAAAGCTGTAGCACTATTAGAAGACATGTTATCTTCATCTAAAATGTTTGTTACAGTTACAGAACCTGTACCTGATATAGCGTCAAATTCTATTGTACCGTCTACATCTAAGTCACCGTTAAAGTCTACATTACCTTCAACAGCAAGTGTTGTAGCCATGTTAACAGCACCATCAATGTCAACGACATCTAGATTAGTAGTGCCGTCTACGTCTAAGTCACCATTAAAGTCTACGGCTCCTGCGACAGTCAAAGTTGTAGCTATGTCTACAGCGCCATCAATGTCAACGACATCTAGGTTAGTAGTACCATCTACGTCTATGTCTCCTGAGATGTCTAGGCTTGTACCTGTTAATACACCTGCAACAGTAAGCGTTGTAGCCATGTTAACAGCACCGTCAATGTCTACTACATCTAGGTTTGTGGTTCCGTCTACGTCTAAGTCACCGTCAAAGTCTACGTTACCTGTAACTATTAACGTAGTTGCCATGTTCACAGCACCATCAATGTCAACGACATCTAGGTTAGTAGTACCGTCTACATCTACGTTACCGGAGATATCAAGGCTTGTGCCTGTTAATACACCTGTAACAGTAAGCGTAGAGGCCATATCTACAGCACCATCAATGTCAACGACATCTAGATTAGTAACACCATCAATATCAACGTTGCCAGATATGTCTAAGCTTGTACCTGTTAATACACCTGTAACACCTAGTGTACCTGCTACGGTTGCATTTACATCTACAGTTAGTGTATCTATATGAGCAGTACCATCTAAATAAAGGTCACGCCACTCTTGTCCAGAGCTTCCAAGGTCAAAAGCACTATCAGCATTAGGAATAATATTACTGTTTACATCAGCACCAAATACAACATTATCGCTTGCAGCATCACCTAAAGTAAGAGTACCGCCGTTGAATGTTGTAGTACCTGTAACAACAAGAGTTCCACCAACAGTAGTATTACCTGTAATAGCTAATGTACCACCGACAGTTGTGTTTCCAGTAACACCTAGTGTACCTGCAATCGTGGCATTAGCATCTACATCTAGTGTATCTATATGAGCAGTGCCATCAAGAAATAAGTCTTTAAACTCTAGTGAGCTAGTACCTAAGTCAATATCTGAATCAGTAACAGGAACAATAGCTCCATCTTGAATACGTATCTGTTCAACTGCTGAACCACTGACCTCAACAAAAAAGCCCCAACGGTTGTTACTGCTGTCAACTAAAATCTTATTTTTAAAGTCTTGGTCACCGATAACTTCAATGTTACCGCCTTCTCCTGCCCCACCATCATGTTGGTGTCCTGTTGTACCGCTACTGGCATAAGCAAAGGCTGAAACTATTTTATTAAATTCAGTGTTAAAAAGAGCCGCTGTGATTGTGTCCCCATCAGCAAAAATACTCTGCCTAGTATAACTCGTACCTGCCATTTTTTATCTCCCTGTCGATGGCATATAATCAATATACATACCGTTTACTGAAAAAGGTGGGTTCTTATCGTCGGTGCGGATTCTAAAACTTACTGAGTATCCACCGCCTTGAACCGCTTGTCGAACTAGAGGATCGTTAGATGCCCCGAAAATAGTGTTGCTAAATTTTGATGTTCCAAAAATAGCGGGTGTCGGTACTGTTGTCATTGTATAGTCTAGCGGTTGAGGGACAGCATCGTCCTCATAGTCGTAGCGTACTCTCAATACTGGCTGAGCTATACCTTCGGGACTAAAAGAAAGCTTAACGTAACGCATGTTCTTACGTGTTCCAAAGTCTCCAAAGTCATAGTTAGGTGTTTTATAGGTTGCGCGTATATCGGCTTCAACATTTAAGTGTAAAAAAGAATTACCGACATCATGAGTATAAATATAACCTTCGCTATCTCCGTGAAATGTTTTTTCTGTTCCGTCTGAACTAAACCCCGAAGTAACTGCTCTTGCTTGTATTCCAAATGTTTCCGACCATGCAAAGCCGTTAGAAGTTAAAGAACCTATAATGCCTTTTGATTCTTTTGCGGCTTGTGTTAGCGTAGTATAAAATAGCCTGTACTGTGATTTCTGACGCAATACAACGCTGTCTACAATTAGATTTGAAATATCACCTGCAACAGTCTCTACAATACTCTGTATCTGACGGCTGACTGAGCCTAACTCAACGTCACCAATACGTTCTGTACCTGCAATTGTCCGTACACCGTCAGGGCTTAAAAATACTAGGTCACCTGAAACTTCTTGAATAGTGTGATTGTCTAGGCAACCTACGTTCTTAGTTATAGGCTGAACTGCAATAGTGCTGGAATTATTAATATTTGTAAGTTTATAGATACTGTTTTTACAAAATATTACAAGATCAGAACGGAAGCCACGTATACCAATTACCTTGTCGTCTAGTTTAACACTGCCTGATCCACTGCTTGAAAAACTGACGATATCATCAGTACCGCTATAAAAAATCGTGTTAGGATTATCGGTGTCTCCTGCAACTACTAGGTGTCTATCGTGTACTGTGCAAGTAGTTGGGCTAACAGTACCAGACACTGTTATTTCTTTAGCAAAGTATGTTCTATTGCTAAGAGCACCAGTGCCTGTCATTTTAAAATAGAAAGGCTTGTTGTTAGAAGACTCATCAACGACTACAAGTTCGCCGTATGTAGTATCTCCTTCATAGACAGTAAAGTTACACTGGCCCTGTGAAGTCCTAGCTAAAGCTGAACGACCTGTAAAGGCTGTGTAGTTGTCTCCACCACTTGCAACACTTGCTTTGTTTATCTGAAGCCAAGTTGTTCCCTCTAAAGTGAAGTAGATGTTTGTACTTGAACAGGCTATTAAACCATCAGCATAGACAAACAAGCCTAAAATAGGGTTATCGCCATCAGGATTATTAGCTCCAAATCTTGCAAAGCCATTAATCCTACGATAGCCACCATCAGTATCAACCTCAAAGTTCTCTAGGCTGGTAGCTAATCCGGGCTGTGCTAACATTTCAAATTGATTTAAGTTGGTATTTAAACCACCTTTGCACGACAAACCAAAAGGTTGAGAACCCGGCATATTAAACGAATCTCATTCTGTCGTCTTTCATATAAACTGGAGTAGGCCCCATTAATACTAGTTTCATGTTCTTTAAGCCTTTCTTATAATCGTCATTTGAAAACGCAGCACCTTGAGAATTGTCTTTAAACTGATGTACATAGTAACGCGACCTGTTTAAAAGAACAGATGAGTACGAGTCAGGGAATACTAAAACATCTGAGTATGCTGAAAGGGCTGTTGGTTGTACATAGGCATAGAACCAGATTCTATATACTTTATCAGGAATAGGACTTAAGCCAAACTTACGACTGTCCGGGCTACGTATTACGCGAGAAGGAACGCCGTACTGTTGAGTATCTGAAGCATCTTGGTTCTGAGAAACCCTAAAGAAATCTTTCCACTCTTCAATAGTTGTAAATTTTATGTTACGGATAGTGTGCGGAGCCGATTCACCAGTAACGCCAACAGTTGTTAAAAGAAAATGATCCCAATCTATGTAACTATAATCTGTAGTAATAGAAGAACTTGCAGGTTTTAACTCATACCAACGAGTACCCGCAACTGTTTCTACATACGCATTACCATACATAAGGTCTGTAGCACCGCTTTCATCAGCAGCTAGAAAAGGCCACTGCGGTTCTTCATTAACGATATCAAAATATGCTCTATTAATAACATCTTTTACGTGCGTCTGTATTCCTACGGAACTAGAAAAAGAAGAACTTGTAAGCTCAACTTCATTTATTTCCCGTAAGATTTCATTAGCTAAAGTTAGAAAAGTTATTGCCATTATTTACTTCCCTGTTTTTGCCCTAGATTTCTTAGATAAGTCTTTCTTATGGAATAACTTCACGCTTGTTTTACCGTGTGTTTTTCCTGTGTGCAAAGAACCGTCAGGCATCTTATGAGTATTACCTTTGTACTCAGTACCATCCTTTTTAAAGTGAGGTACACCTTTCACTTAGGAGATACGCTGTTGTTCCTACCTGCTTTGACAGAACACATTTCTTCCATTTTAGAAATACTAGGGATGTCTTTACCTTTAGACATCATCATACCACCCTGCATTCGGGGAGTTCGCATCTGCTCATCCATCATATTTTTATTTTTTATATCCATAGGTGAGATATTAGTACCGTATCCACCACCCATATAACCTTGTTTTTTATTCATTAACCTTGCTCCATTAGAAAAGTTTTACTAATTACTCTGTCACTTTTTTGTTCAGGGTTTTTATTAAAAATCTTATCATAGTTTTCTTTATATAAAGTTACATTTGCACCTTTACGCATTCTACTGCCTTTACCAGCTATTGTCTGGCGCATCATTAAAGGCTTTTCATCTGAACCCATTTGAGGCATTTTTATCTCCGTTCCTTGGTTAAAGATTGGGGGCCTTTTACAGCCCCCGCACTATTTAGTCGATACCGTAGAAGGCTGAAACCAGAGCGTCTGCTCTTAGTACTTTAGCACCGTAAACGTGTAGACCACGTACAATATCACCGAAGCTATCTGGATCACGAATGACCTCAGTGCTAGTGATAGTCTGAGCAGTAGCAGTAGCCGACATATGACCAGCCATACACTTACCAGCAGCATTAGATGCAGCAGCAATGTTGTTAGACTTGTACATGTTAAAGCCACGAAGCTTACCAGAACTTACCAAACCATTACGGATTGAACCCTGACCAGCGTTGTAGTCTACAGACAATAGCTTGGAGCTAGAGCTGGAGAGTACTTCGTAAAAGTCAGGAGAAGCTACAAACCATCGGCCTTCTTCAGGGATGTTTTGCTCATCTAGCAAACGTGCCATATGTGCCATAATGTCTAGAGGATCATGCTCATCTGAAGCAAAACCGATATCTAGATTACCAGTACCGTCGAAGGTGCCAGCAGCAAGGTCAGTTGCACTGTCAGAACCAAGAATATGGTTAGGACTAGAAGCAGACACGCCAGCAAACATAGAGGCTAATACACCTGCATCAAAAGCATCACGCAATGCGTAAGCTGCTGAAGAGGTTGCTACGTCACGGAAGTTAACGTGAGACATATTAGTTTCAATGTCGTCTACGATAAACTTAAATGCGTTAGCTGTATCAACAACCAAAGTTACTTCTTGGTCAGTAAGTTTAGTAGCGGTTACATCCGCACCACGTTCATACTGATAAACAGTAATTTCGGGTTCTTTAATGATCCGTACACTGTCACCGAATGCAGCAATATCGCCAGCATAGTCAGTATTAGTGATTGCTTCAATTACAGAAGACTTACGGAAAAAGTTTAGTACCTGTTTGGAATAAACTTTAGGTAAGAAAAATGAGTTATTTTGCCCTGCTACACTGTTGCCAAAGTTAGCGTTAGTGTCTGTGCCGGGTTCGAATAGAGCATCTGATACGTTAAAAGCCATAGTTAATATTTCCTATAAAAACACAATTTTAATTATGGTACTACGCGGCCTTCAATCATTGCCTGTTTAATATCTTCTTCGAATTTATCAAACTGATCTAAGGACATAGCACCGATTTCCCGTTCAGTCCAGACCTTAGGTTGACCAGCATCTACAGTTGTTGTTTTGGTTGAAACCATATCTGCTGCTGAACCTCGCGGTTTTTTACTAGACTGTTGTTTTTGAGCCATGCCAGTTTCAAGCTTATATAAGTCGATAGCTTTTGAGGCTAGTGAAACATTATCAGGATTATTATAAATCCAATCTTGTATTTGTTCAGGTTGCTCTGATGCCCACGAATGAAACTGATCATCCCCTCTGATATCTTCAAAGTCAGGATGACGTTGTTGCAAAGTGGTTTCAGCTTCTTTCCGCAGTACTTCACCTTCACGTTGCCGCATAGAGTGTAGTTGCGATTCAAGTTCTGCTACCTGTCGCTGACTCTGTATATGTGCTACAGACTCAACAGTATTGTACAAATCAGGATATTCCTCTTTAAAACTTTCTAACTCTTGTTCAGATTTAGGTGGTCTATATTGAGGTTCGGCTTGTCTAGCTAAAGCAACAAGTTCTTGTTCTTTCTGCTTAAACTCTCCAAGCTTCTGATCATAATGTTTTTTTAGATCATCATATCTCTTCTTATAATTAGTACGCTTTTTAGGCTGTACTTCTTCCTCAGGGGCCTCTTCATTTGATTGGGTAGCCTGTGGTCGCTCGAAAAATAACCCTTCTGCTGTTCCTTGGTCTGGCGCATCTTCTGTGTGCCATTCTTTAGTTGAGTTGTAAGGGTTGCTAACTTGTTCTACTTCTGACATTCTCTATCTCCTTCACGGGGCTTGTGTCTTTGCAAGGTAGCCATATTAACTCCGTCGAGTTTATGGGGCTTGTCTCACCAAGGTAGCCGTAAAAATTATCGAAGGCTAGGCATTTTATTTGCACCCAGCATAAGCTTTTGGATTTCATCAGAGGTATTATCCAATGAGTCATCTTCTGCTTTTGAAGGGGTCATATAGCCGCCATCAGCCTTCATTTGATAACCGCCATCAAAGGCACGTTCAGCATCATCCATCATTACTTGGAGTTTGTCTGCGCCTAATTGGTCGGTTGCTTTCTTGGTCATAACAAATTCTCCATCACTCAGTCGAGCGGGGATAGAATCTGATACACCTGTTCCGGGGCCGTCTACTTCACCAGCTCCCGAAAACTCTGAAGCAACTGTAATTACTTTGTCCATGATATCTGATAATCGTGGATCACTTTCTAGTACAGCCGCTAAATAATTCTGTTCTTCGTCGTCAAGGGATTCATCCATGATATAGCCAAAATAATCATCTTCCATTTCATCATCTGGAAGTTGTGAGGCCATTGCTTCTTCCATTTCTTCTGGGGGTATATTAGCGTAAGTATCTTCAGGCATACCTTCTTCTGGAACCATTAGAGAGCCTTCTGCCATAGGACGCTTATCAGTATACTCGTAACCCTTTTTCATCTTCTCATCCATTTCTTCTTGCGCTACACGTATTCGCATTTCCTCTAGAGTATCTGGGTCTATAGTTCCCTCTCTATCGTCTGCTGCTTGCTGCTTGAAAGCCTCTATTCTTGCTAAGTCCTCTTTAGCTCTTTCTATTGCTTCTCTTTCCCTTGCCCCTGCAAGAGTATAATCGTCATCACCTAACTCAGGATCTTTCCTAGGCTTACCACCTTTAGCCTTACCT